ACTCGACCTAGCTCATGCGTGATCTGTACGTCTGCTGGCTGATACCCTACAAAGTTGCCGCGATGTAATAGTGACATTTTATTTGCAATCGGTAGCGAATGAAAGCTACGACTAGCAACGAATGCATCATCAATGATGCGCTGATCTATGCCGTGATTGGTGAGAAGGCAGTAGCCGTTGCCTCTCACCATCACATCAGAAAGTATGTCACCAGTTAGTGTTTTGGTGTCAACGATTAAGCCCAAGGGTTCAACCGAATGCTAGCGTGCAATGCGATACGCTCGCGCGTCTCGATAGCTTCACCGCGAGCATGAAAGCCATAGACATTTGCGATCACCAGAGTGCCAGGCGCACATGCGATATCAGTAGCCTCACAGCCCATTGTGGCTAGCTCAGCATCGCTCGCGCGCCAAGAGCCTTCATCGTGACCGTAAGAGCGCCACGGCTCCCATGTCTTGCCTTGTGTCGCAAACTCTCGCGTCAGGCGCAGGCGTGCAGCCGTCAGCCCATGACTATTGCTTGCAAAACGAAATGGTCCTTCACCAAGACGCACAGCGCGAGGGAAATACCACAGCTTCCACGCATCATGCCAAGTGTCCTGATGCATCACCTTCTGTACGTCATTGTCCTCTGGACCATTGACGACGCGCTGCGAGAAGGCCGTACGGCTCAATTCATCTGCAATTGTATCTACGCTATACCCTGTGATCTGTGAGAGCATAGGCATCAGCATAGCCAGAAGGTCTGCGCTTACGCGAAACTCATTTTGGTTCGCGCTAATCAGATTGGCATGATTCTTTGACAGACCACCACGCGGCGATGCAAGCTCTCGCTCTAGCGCATCAATCTGTGTCTGTGTCAAACCAATCTCATCTGGCCCGAGACAGACGATACCAGTCTTGATGCATTCCTCGACTGCTGGACGATATGCAGGATCGCCATGCAGATGCAGTCGTCCACGATGCGCGCATCGACCCAAGAATGCGCGCAGCACATGCACGTCAGGATTCAGGTCTTCGCAGCCTTGAAGCTGACGAATGTCCTTTGTATTGCTCATAAGCTGCGCAGACTGATGCTGGGTGCAACCAAACTCAATAAGCGCATCACGTGCGAAGCGCCACATATCATTCGGCTCATTCGGGATTGCAACAGTATGCGCTAGATCGACAACCTTGGTGCGCCTTTCGAATGCACCAACCGACATGATATTATCGCGCTCATTCCAAGAATCGAAGTGCCCGATTCTCATGACATGATCTCCAGGTTAGGGCAGAACATTTGTGCCTCCTCTAGAAAACGATAATCATCATCGATAGCACCATATGTACCATCGCACCATGCGCGCGGCATGACTGTCACCTTCTTCTGCGGGTTATAAAGCAGCGTGCTTGTCACAAAGGATGACGTTGCGCAGTACACGTGCTTTGCATTCAGAATGGCAAACCAATCCTCATCAGGCTCACCCACAAGATGTATAGTCCTATTCGAATCAATTTCATCTAGCATTGCGACATCATCACTCATTAGTGCGATGTGGCCATTCGGGTTCTGCTCGCGCACATGAGCTACAAATCGCTTGTATGTTTCGATTGTGGCCACAGGTTTGTCACCACCGCGCATATGCACAATGATCAGATTGTTTGGCTTGTTCTCTGCGTGTTCAAGCAGCGGGAGCCAACGCATCGTATTCTCACGCCCACGAAACGCTGTAGCTGCTGCGCCGCCATGCCAGTATGGAGTCTTTCGCATACCTTCGTGATCTTCGCGCACCTCACACTGAGGATCAGTTACCCAATGAAGCTGAGATGTCTTTGCACCAGGAATGTCGCCGCCGCTATTGACAACAACAACAGGGCGCTCATCTTCACCTAGACGACCGATACCAACGAATGCCTGCAGAAGCTGAACACCCATTCGACCTCTAACATGAACACGCATTATGCACCGCTCTCCATCAGATTATTAAATGTTGATTGAAATATATTAGTCTCACCCATCGGCACTGCACTCATACCTTCTGGGTAAACAAACACGAAGTCGATGTCCGGATTCGTTCTAGCAATCCAAGCCATATATCTCACTCGACCAAAGTTGTCAGCTACATTGGCGCGCGTCTCTGGACCATAGTTTGCTGTGCCGTCATACAGATTGCTGACAGACTGCTTCGCATCTTGCAGAAATGAATCGAACCCAATGCAAAGTAGAGTCTTTGCGCCGTTACGAATCGCTGCAAGCATAGCAGCCATACCAGCATTGCCGCGCGGCCTACCAGATGTCATGTGAAGCTCTTGTGGCTCCCATCGCTCATGCTCAGGTGGAATAATCACACGCTTTGCTGGAAAGCTGCTGGACTCAATCTCTGTGATGATACCATCATCGATGGCCACAAGATAGTCAGGTACGATATATCCAGCCGATTCGTATTCACGGTAAAGCGCATTGCAGCCGTAGATACGCGGCCGCTTATCACCCATAGTGCGAACCATCGCGGCAAGATCCATGACCTTGCGCGACGTACCGTTGCCTACAATGATAGCAACATCATTATAATTCACTTCCAGTGCCCCGTCATCTTCGGGTACGCTTCCTTAATTGCGCCCACCATCACCTTAATTTCCTTGCGGCGCATACGCAGCAAAAGCTTTGCATCGGCGGGGTCGATAGTCTCCAGAAGCTGAACGAAAAGCTGCTCGCGCTTCATACGATTTGTTGCTAGCCCATCAGGTGTGTTGGTGAAATACACAAGCTTCTTGATTTCCTTGTAGAAACGACCCTCTTGATCAAGGCTATCATTGAGAGGCTTATACGGTGGATCGGTGTCAGGCACAAGCCATTGCAGAAATGGGTCATGCGTAAACTCAAACACCATGCGCAGAGCCTCGCTATCATTTTCAAGAATGGCCTTGACCTGCCCGGCCTTAGTCTTTTGTTTCTCAATCTCGCCCACAACCTGAGCGAGGCTCTTAGTCGGCATTACTCTCTCCTCCTTTAGAAGTCACTGATACTATCTGTAAGCTGGCGCAGACGCTTCGCCATAAAATATGGCATCATCGCAGTTCTGGACGCAGGTGTTGCAGTCTCAAAGGTATTGATGACATCCTTCTGAATATCTTCAGGCACCATGTCAAGATCAACAAGCATCTGATTGCGACGATAACCACGCATCATAGCATCATCGCAAAACTGATCAGGGTCCATCTTGCACCATTCGTCAATCTTAGCGCGCGGCAGCGGGCGCTGACGACGACCAGACACAAGCGCATCATCTTCTGTCAGAAAGTTAGGCACGCCGTCACTACGGTCACCAGACATGATATGCTCGCGGCGGAATCGCTCAGGGTTGTCAATCGGAATCATCTTCTTCTGCACTGGCGCATACTGATGCACATTCGCATACTTCTGAAGCTGCGCGAAGTCTTTGTCGCCAGAAAGAATCAGAATCTTTTCGTTGGCATCGCTATTGATAAAGCGCCCATGATAGTGACAGAGCGCAGCGATAACATCGTCGGCCTCTGCGCGATTTACCTGAATAACTTTGTAAGGCATATGCTCGCGCAGTTCGTCCTTGATCTTAGCCATCGCCTCGAACAGCGTCGGCCAGTCAATGTTAGACGCATCGCGGTCCTTCTTGCGATTGGCCTTGTAGTGTGGGAACACTTCACGACGCCAATATCGCTTGTCATCGCAGCAGATGACAAGATCGCCAAACTGATGCGAAAACTTCTGCCGATAGCTGCGCAGACTATTGAGAACCATGTGGCGGATGAGGTTTTCATCTACCACTTGCTTATTGTGTACCAGGTGCACCATCAAATTACTGATCATCACCTGGTTTAGATCAACCAGAATCATGTTTATCAATCCTTCTCCATATTATATGTATAGTACCAGATTGATGGCATGATGTCAATGGCTACTTGCCGACGCGCAGGATTAACATCTGCGCATTGACTGTGCCGTTGGCTTCTGCTGGCTTAGTCTTGATGGCTTCAAACGTCTTTGCCACAGACTTGATGCCGCCAGATAGCAGACGCTTTAGCGTATCATCTGGCGAACGTAGCTTCTTCCTGAATGATAGCTTCGGGTCATAACCGTCAATCATACTACGGCGAACAGATAGCTTTGAACCAAGAGGTGCAACATACCTATAGACATATCGCCGCGCTGGGTGATAGATCAGCACCTCAGTTGCGCCAATGATATCCTTCGGGTCGATGCTGACAAGTCCAAGCTCATCAAATCGATCAAGATATCGCAGCTTGGCTACAAGCTTCTCAGGTGACTTGGGTCGCGTCTTACGAACCTTTGGTGGTTTGATATTAGCTGAACGATATAGACTGATAGCCTGCATCACACCAGCATAACGTGCAAGCATGTCGCGCAGTTGCTTCTTGGAGTAGCTGCGATAAGCCTCTACGCACTGTTCATCGGTGCGATCAAATGCATGTTGCACTTCTTCAACAAGACGCACCATGCGTTCTGCATCATTCTTAAGATCATCTGGGCGTGGCTGATGTAGCTTTAGAATACCAGTCGCATCAACAGCAGCACCAGCATCAAGTGCACATTCAATCATGTTCATTGCATCACCCGCAGGGTCCTTGGGTGCTACTGGTGCGATCTTAACCTTAAGTCGGCGCGCTGATTCCCTGACTGCATCGCGCTTTTCACGCGCACGTTGCAGAAGCAAAGGAATCTCTGTGTCAAGCCGCTCTTGCTGCCGTTCAGTTGGGGTTAATCCACGCATGATCATGCGACCAAGTGCAGGGAGATTTGTCACATCAAATCTCCAGTCCTCGACATAATCCAGCAACTCAATATCATCTTGCGTATATTGCTTTGCATGTTGCATGTAATCAGCAAGCACCAGTCGCGCGACCTTAGGTTCTAGGGCCGCGCGATACCAGTTATATGCATACACCAGACTTGTTTCGCTTGTCTGGCCATCAGTCCAAGTAGGCTCGTCTCCGAGATACTTTGTCTCCGAGAGCGGCAGCTTAAGCTTTCTCATGCTTGATCCAGATTGGCCAGGAAAGATTCCCACTGGCGAGCGCGCAGCTGCCAGGAATAGAAGTTGTCCGTATAAAGCTTCTGAAATCTCAGCTTGGCCTGATTACCCTCACTCCAGTACCCATTAAGAACCTCAGCCAGAACAGACGCATGACGATTGGCATGTGCATTCACATCTTCGGTGAACGGATACATGGCAGCAAAGCCAGCAGTCGTCTCAGGCAGCGCAGCATGATTCGGGCACACAATAGTACACCCAGCACTCATGGCCTCGATGACACTAATCGCGCTTGTCTCAGGCCAGATGTTCGGGTATGCATAGATGTGCGCACGTTGCAGCGCATCACGCACCACATCGTTCGGCTGATACCCATGATACGTCATCTTCGGGTGCTGGCGAATGCGATCAAAGATCGGCTGATACGGCTCGTCACGTTGCGACCAACCATAGATGCCGAATGAGCTATAAACGTCCAGATGAAAGTCAAACCCAGCCTCAGCCAGATGCTCACACACAGGAACCAGAAGCTCAAGCCCACGATGCGGTGTAGTGTGATAGATCAGACGCAGCGGACCTTCCTTGGACTTCTCATGCTGCGGAATCGGGTCGATAGCATTCTGTAGAACCACACCCTCAGAATGCGGGACACCAAGCCCAACATTGTAGGTTACTTGCTGATAGTTTGATACGAACACCAGCTTTGCAAAACGCTTGCGTGCATTCTCGTCTGCAAGATGCTCAGACTCGGGGTCATCCCACGTGTCATGCAGCCACAGAATATTCTTCTTTTTTGTGTTAAGTTCGCGCACCCGCGAACAGATGATGTTATATTCACCAAGAAGCTCAGGCGTCACATAACGCCGGAGCCCATCCATCATCATTTCGGTACCACCACGCGCACCAATATGCGCATAGGTACCATCTGCCCCAGGACCAAGGCTCGTAGCAGAGTTCTTAAGCCCAGATACATTCAATACAGTCATGGATACGTCACGCCCCCCTCAATTGCGATGATCTTATCTAGACGAAAGCTTCGCCACCCATTAGCATTCAGATCCCAAACGGCCAAGCTATCCTTAGGTTCTGGGCGCTTCTCTTCCGGCGAGGGCGGCGGCAAATATTGCTCCTGCAGAGTACATGTCATAACGCGGCGATCACCATTAACCTTGTCGAAAGTGACACGCAAGATGCCTGACTGAAGCCGCGTGCGCAGATTTTCCTTCCACCAAATCAACCCTTCAGGGGTATACATGTTCTCATTCATCTTCTTCAACTCCATGCTTATTGAGAATGGTCTCACGATCAATATAACCCTTATCGTCAAGCCATGCAAGGGTTTTGTCAATCGAATTTAGGGAAATATCTTGAACGGCAGCAGTGTATGTGGTTAGAATAGCCCAACCAACAACAAAGCCAAAAACAATCTCTGTAAAGAATCCAATCTCAAATGGCAGCTTCTCAAGAATAGAGATAGCGCCAACGCATGACAGAGCCCACATACAGGCCAGTCGCGGGTTTTGAAAAAAGAACATTAGAGCCTCCGAGAGCGCGAACCGAGAGTGGCGGGGTCATCGCTAGGCAATGCAACCTGCAGACCACCCTTGTTATATAAGGGCTGAACACGTGACGCCTTCTCGCGCATAGCACGCACAACATCTTCTGACTCGGCAGCACCTTCTTGCCACCGCCAGTCATTCAGAATATCGCGCTTTGCAAATGCACCACCAGGGATCACATCTGATGTAGGAAGAGAGTGGTCGGGGCGAGAGGATTCGAACCTCCGATCTCCTGCACCCAAAGCAGGCGCCTTACCGGGCTTGGCCACACCCCGAAAGCCAACCTTAGCCAGTAGCTTCGCAGTTTCTGCCGCAGCAGCAAGCTGAGCCTTTGTCTTAGTCTTAGGCTTGCGCTTAGATGTGCGAGTGGTTGTGAAGTAGCTGGGTAGGAGGGCCATATATGTATACCTCAATTTGACAAGTATGATTATACACCAAGTGCCTGAAAATGTCAATGGCTAAATATCTGGAAATATGGTAGGGTTAATGCCATGGATATGTTCTTTAAGTTGGTTGCCGATGTAGGCTTTCCAATCGCAGCCGCGGGTGCCGCTGGCTATTTCGTCTTTCTTACGCTTAAATTCATTCTGGCTGGCGTGACTGGCTCAGTCAAAGGCATGGCTGGCATTATTACCGCACTGGACAATCGAGTCCGCACCATGAACCATGACGTGGTACGCATCGATATGATTGTATCAAACGCCCTAGGATTAAAGCCAGACGTTGAGCGCATCGCGCGTGCTGATGGCAAGAACGATGCGAGACGCGACTAATGGAAGAATTTGCTGAGCTAATTGCCAAGTATGGCTTTCCAATTGTCGCTGCTGGTGGCATGGGTTATTTCGTCTATTATGTGTGGATCTGGGCCACGACAGAAATCAAGCCCGTGCTATCTGAGACAAATACGATTCTTATCGGGCTAATTGATCGCATACGAATGCTTGACAATGACCTCATACGTCTAACGCAAAAGGTCAATGTCGTGCTACATCTACGCGGTAAGACAATCGAACGTGAGCGCGTGGCTGCTGAGATAAAGATTAATCAAACACATGACGAGGATAGTAAGGCGGCAGCATCGGGCGAAGGCTAGCTATTTGCTAGTCGCCCGATACACGCCGTCCCAGCCTTCAGGTAGATTTGCTGCCTTTAGTTCTTGGCATCGCTCAACCCACATTTCATAATAGCCATCCATCTTACCACCAAAGCAACCCTTCAGTCGCTTTGCGTAAAAGATCGCATCATCAAATCTGCGCTTTCTATAGGCTAGCATCATATTTGTGTGCGAGTCTAGATCGACCTTTAGATAAGCAGCATCATGCTTACCGATTACCGTATAGATGTCAACACCTTCTTTCTTACCCTTTACCGCAATGGTATCGAGGGCAAGGCAGAGGTATTCGTCTCTAATTTGTCGATAAGTGATTGGGCCGATGACGTTGCTGACTCCATATGGTTTAGATTGCCCCTCAAGTCTTGAGGCAAGGTTGACAGAATCACCCAAGCACGTATAGTCGAAGCGTTGATCGCTGCCCATGTTCCCAACGACAACAGTGCCAGTATTAATACCGAGGCCCATACCAAACGCCGGGACACCTTCTTTTGCGATTTCATCATTGAACTCCTTTAGGTTGTCTAACATTTCTAGCATAGTCTTAACTGCATTCTTCGCATGATCTTTGTCATCAAGTGGTGCATTCCAGAATGCCATCTGAGCATCACCAATGTACTTGTCAAGTGTACCTTCATTGCGAAGTATTGATGCTGTCATTGCAGTCATGTAACGATTCATGATCTTAGTCAGGCCTTGCACATCTTTACCGTAGTGTTCGGAGATAGCTGTGAAGCCACGCACGTCGGTAAACATGATCGACAATTCGCGCTCCTCACCACCAAGCTTCAATAGATCAGGGTTCTGTTGTAGCTTCTCAACCATTGCTGGTGACAGATACGTACCGAATTGTTTCTTGATCTGTTGCTTCAGGCGAAACTCTTCTAGAGCGCGTGAGAATGCAGCCGACCCAAATACAAGCAGCAATGTAGCAATTGGGAAGACTACATCATATAGCAGCATGTATTCTGCGCGCATGTGCATTGATGCATACGCGATACCCACAATCGGGACCAGAGCTAGCACACCACCAATAGAAAGTCTCGCTTTGAGAGCAAGAAACACCATCACAATACCGAATAGCAATGTGAATGCTAATTCGTAAACGTCAGCCTCAGCTTCTCTCACAACGAACATCTGATTTAACACAGATGATAATTCTGTTGCGATAACTGTATTCGGCAGCATCTCACCATGACTTGTTGCGATAGGGTTGCTAAAGCCTTCAGCCGTGAGTGATAGTATCACGATCATACCATCAAGATCGTCTGGTAGATCAGTAATCTTGTGAGACTGATAGTTAAATGAGCGCACAGGCCACAGACGACTATTTTGATCTGTGTACATTAGAGGCTGCCCAGGTATGCGTACAATCTCAACACCTAGCTCATTTGATCTTACTTGAAAGCTAGTCTCGCCTGATATGACACGCAATGTCTCAAGCACAAGCGATGGGTAGAACCTATCACCCACCGCGACAAGCATTGGGCTGCGACGTACCACGCCGTCTGGCTCAGGTACAGTTGCAATCATACCCACACCTGCAGCGGCTTCGGCAAACTGTGGTAGAGGCGGGATTGCACCAGGCCATGACGGTAGTACATCATGTATCGGTGGGCCAATAAGCGCAGAGCCTCTGGGTCGTGCATATGGTTCGCGCACCTGCGTAGTCGGGACCTGTGCTAGCACAACTGGATGATTGCGTAGCGCCTGCTCTAGATCAGCATCCTTACCCGATCTATCTTGCTCAGAAAATAGTATGGGTGCAACTACAACGGATGCGCCTCGATCCATAATGTCATTAATATATCGAGCCATCACATCGCGCGGCCATGGCCACTGTCCATGCTTTCTTAGTGCCTCTTCATCGATATTGACAAGAGCAATACCCTCATCATTGACAATCTGTTGCTGACGCTCAAGAAAGTCAAAGTATTTTAGGCGTGCTACCTGCACCGGCCAAGGGTCATACGCTCTAAGGGCAACTAGTGCGACCAGAATCAGAATGGACAGAATATACTTTTTCATGGTCACCTTCTCTGTGTTATATTAACTATATTAGATCCCGGACCAATTGTCTCTGATGCTATATTGCCATCGTGATTGACAGTCACACGAGAATTACCACCAACCATTCTAACAACTGCCGTATGACCTGCAGAGTCTCTACTGGCTATAGTATTTTGCCCATCTTCAACTACAACAAGCTCACCGACCTTTCTTGCCGCACGACGCGGTTCGGTTTGTTGCACCTGAATTGGTATAGGTGCTGGTGGTGGCGCTTCTGTTTGCTGTTGCTGCTGCGACTCTTGCATAAGCAGCATAATCTGTGGTGGGCGAACGATGATAAGATTATTATTGATATCTGATATTGATATGCTTAATTGCACAGGCTGTGTCGGTGCAACGGCTGCGCTTGGTACATATGTCGCATGAAATGGCTGATCCATCTCGACAGTACCACCATCATTCGTCACGCTTATCTTACCAGTATAACAGTTGCCTTGCTGATTGCAGCTAGGCACTAGCACAACAAGACTCTGACCTGATTCGTCAACTGTCATGAAGAAATCTGTGCCGCGCACACCTATAACGGCTGTCGGCGTATTTACTTGCACACTTTGCTGATTGTTTCGTGCTATTTGCCCGGACACATATCGCACGGTACCCATCGATACTCGCACATTCAAACGACCAGCACCTCGGTTTGGGTCATACACAAAGTCATCGATAACAAAGCGACTATTCTCTGTTACGGCCGCTGTTGTATTATCTTGAAACCTTAGCTGTAATGATGATATGCCTGTGACAATTGCATCATTCATATTGACTGTTGCATTTACGCCACCAGGTAAATTGTCCTGGCCGCGACGTATTTGAACTGCTGAGCCTTGCTGCTGAACTATCGCACCCACATTTGCAAGTGCGATAGAAGGTAGCAGCAAGACTAGCAGAAATATAAACATTAGTTCCCTTGTGTCACGCTTAAAGTATTGCTAGATCCAGTTGTATTGATTGTTAGTGAGTTTGATACTGCACCAGATTGTGCTATGTTGTATGTGTTAGAGTCGCCTGTGACATTCATTGTCAGAGTATGAACACCAGCACCAGCTTGTGAGGCCGTAACAGTATTGCTATTGCCTGTTAATGTCATTGTCTGAGTTGCATTATTGCTTGACTGTGTGGTTGTTACCGTGTTATTATTACCGCTCACAGTTAGTGTGTTTGTGATATCGGACCCAGTAATTGTGTTGGTAATCGTATTGTCATCGCCCGTGATTGTATGTGTGACAGTTGCATCCGAGCATGTTACGTTATTACCACCGCAATTGAGAGTTGCGATATTCCCGTCACCTGTGTATGTCAGCGATACAGTATTTGTACCACCGTTGATATTATAATCGAGCTGATTGGTAGCACCTGTCTGAACTATCGTGACAGCATTGCCAGAACCAGTTATCGTGCTGGGTGTCAATGAGCTACCTATGCGATTACCAGAACCAGCTTGCGTGATATCAATCACGTTAGATGATCCAATCTGATCTATATGCACGCTGTTGGTCTGGGCGCCCACCGGTGCGGCCAGAAGCAGCATCATGGCGAACGTTAGAAACCTACGCATGTCTTTCCTCTGTTATTAAGGTTGATACTCCCAGAGACCCTTGCGGACCCCTTCCTCTATCATCTCACGCACAGAAGATTGTATAGCCAATTGTATGGCAAGATTTACGCTATCGTTGGTAGAGGTACCGACTTCACCCTCTAACCCAACTGTGCCGCCGCTCACAAAGCGCAGCACACCAAGTCTGTCAACGTAACTATGTATTCGTTTTGTCGTAGTTATAGACACCAGTATCTCACCTGTATTAACTGATACTGCTCTCATAGTGACAGTTACCAAGTCGGTTCTATATTCAGTTGACCCACCAATACCAAATGCGCGAGCACCTGCACCGCCAGTTGATATATTTGTATCATATCCAATGATACCACCGTCAACTATGATACCTGCAAATAGAAGTGGTGCAAGAGGTCGAGCATTTGGCCCTTCGTGTAGCTCGCGCATCTGTCTTATGATCTGTCTCTCGCGCAATAGATTTTCAATACCACCGCGCTCTACCACACGGAACCAGCGCCCATTGCCGACAGATTGTAATGCTTGTATAAGATATGTGTCCGCACCTTGTGTCACAGCCGAGCTAAGTGATGCGATACGATCTGAATATCTGCGCTGGCCAGTCTGATCAGCAAAGCGATAGACTGCTACAGTAATCACACCATTCTTTGGTGGGCGCAATTCATCAGGCGCAGGTCTGATTTGCTCAGGCTGCGTCTGAAGTAAATCTGTTGTTTGGTTTATCAATGAACATCCCGGAAGAAGTAAAATCAACATGACAAAGAGCCATGCTCTTAGAATGCGAATGCTCCTATCGGTACCGTTATTGTTGTGACTGAGCTATTTGCTCTATCTGTTATTGTCATGGACACTTCACTCCCGCTACGTACCCATCCAATGGTTACGTTGCTGAAAGTCATAGTGCCGTTGTTTTGTGGGTTTTCACCGAATAGCTGGTCGGATAGATTCTTAGCCAGCTGTGCATAAACAAGAGACTGAAAGGCCTGCGTAAATTGATTACCAGGGCTATTCTGTTCGGCTCTAAGTGCAGCCGCAGCTTCTTGTCGTCTACGATCTTCTTGACGCTGCCGAGCCGATTGCTCAAGCTGATATATCGTTAGGGCGTGGGAACTATAACCCACGCCACTAAACGATGGTGAATGAAATGAATGAATTAATTCACTAGCATGAGCAAAACTTGCAGTCACGACCATAATGACAGCTAGAATGCCACGCATTCAAGTCTCCAGATTGGTCGACCTATTTATAGGCTCGCTCAATTTCCTTGATGCGCTTCTGAAAATAGGCCTGCACAATAGCCCATTCTTCATCGCGGTATTCAGGTGGAGTAATATCTAACAGATTTGTCAATTCATCTTGAAATGCAGCCCGCTTAAGCATGTCAGTTGAATAGCTAACCATATCTTCCCACTCCATCGTAAAAATGTGATCGTTCACATCATTTGCCTTTGTTACATACACATATCTTCATACTTTGTGGTATGAAGTCGATGCCGACTTAGATCAATGGCATCATGCTTTTTGAAAAAGAAATTACTAATTAGAGTCTTAATTTGATACGCCATAGTTTACCCCTTTAGTGATTCTTTCACACTATATTTTTTACTATCAATTTTGTATTTCATAGCATCTAAATTGCCATCACCCCACAAAATTTTGTAATTTGGGAACATGAAAAAATGTCCTGTCTCGACTTTAAAAAGATGTCCAGACTTCACAAATGATAGAACATTTCTATGATCCGGATATGAATTACCATCAATATGCGCGCATTCTACGGTATAAAGATATTCACCCCTTTTATTTCCATCATCGCAAAGTAAAGTGGCGGGAATATCTTTGAATGCGGGTCTAGTTCTAACATTACCAAATTGCGATTGACAGTCCCACATTACATGTTGATGTAGAGGTAGCTTTTTAGCGTCGGGTTTCCAGCATAGTGCTATAATCGGTAGACGTGTCCAATAAACACCGTTATCCATTATAACGTCAAATGTTGGAGCCACACCTATTCTAAAACAAACTGAAATTACTTTACCGGGAATAAATTCACCGTGCCCGTGCTGATGATCGAACAGATATTCTTTACGCACCAAACATCTAAATTCTGGAGCATCAACACTAAGATAAGATAAATCCATATTGTCCTCCGTAATTAATATCGCTCACCCACGTTTAAGAGCCAAGCCATATAGACTAGCTCCCCAATTCCCAGTCATACGCTACCACAGCGTAAAGAATTGGGTGGTGTTCTCCCTGGTGAGTGGGGCGGGTGGTTAGCCCACTTTCGCTCGCCGACATTACTGGTACCTGTGATAGGATTCGAACCTACAACACCTAGAACCTAAATCTAGTGCCTCTTCCAGTTGGGCTACACAGGCAAATGGAGAATAGCGGGTTCGAACCGCTGACCTACGGCTTGCAATGCCGTCGCTCTACCAGCTGAGCTAATTCCCCACAAAACTTGGCGGAAGGGGTGAGATTCGAACTCACGGTGGGGGTCAACCCACGCTAGTTTTCAAGACTAGAGCCTTAAGCCGCTCGGCCACCCTTCCGTATATTTTTAGATTTATATGTATCCAACTGGGAATCACAATTACTGCATACAAAACGAAGATTTTCTAATCTATTATCGTTATGTATACCGTTTATATGATCCAGAATAAGTGG